TCACCTATGGATGGAATATAGAGGAAAACTCATTTTTTGATGGAATCTCTCTATACTCACACCGTCGCAAGTTTGAGTGTATCTGGTTTTTCATTAAATGTCAAGTCTGAGTTTTTCTTCTTGGAAATTCCCAACAAAAAGTAGAAGTATATTAATGTCCTGTAAAGTGGAGTGCTAACAGGATCGCAACCAAGGCAAAGCAATAAGAAATTGCAAACGAGGTTAGAGAAAAAATAATTGATTCTTTGAATTTTCCGCAATCTAACGGGAAAACGTGAGAGATAGCAGCGTAAAAATGCTATCCGTGTTACTGGACACGCTGGCCACATCCGGGACGATAGGACGTAACCTATTATCAGACGTGGTAGGAATGCCATCCAAAACCAGCACAAGAAGATTATACGATAATTAGTATAAATCCGACCATTCGCCCGTCACGATGCGGGCAGACGGATGCGGAAAAGATGTCTGTATCCCTGGAAATATAGTCTGACAGTTTATTGTCCACCTATTCTATTGGCGCAGTATAGGGCGATGAAAGACGAAAACTCTAATATAGGCGAATGGTCTTATATCTAATCTAAGGATTTAGAGGCGGATATCCTGAAAAATATAAGATACAATACCTATACAGAAGAGTTAGAGCTTACAAAATTAACATATTTTGTAAGCTTGACGGAATCCAAGCGGATGAAATCCATCGAAACAAAATTTATCTATATATAATAAAGAAAGAATCAATGCACTTATGAGAGTTTACAATATCCATTTTTGGAAAAGTAAGTTGTCACAAGTGCATTTTTAGCACAAAAAATTGTAAAAGGAAGGTAAAAGTAATGAGTAAAAAAGAAATAGGTTTAGCGGTTAGAGCAGTGGCACATTATGCAAGTGATTGCTTTGGAAATGGTGACTACATAGGAATGAGAGACGCTTTTGATATTGCTAGGCAGATGGCAAATATGTATGAGCTTAAAGAGGCTGAATGGGTTGGAAACATTGCTTGTACTTATATCAATGAAGCATTAAAAGAATTACAACATGACATTGAACAAGGCGAGACAGCCAAAGAACTATATGACATATTAACAGATTGATAACAGTGGTCACAGCCACTATAAACAGGGCTTTAAGCTGTGAGCGTTCCCACCTGTACATGGTGGGAGGTAGTCAGAAGAAAGGAGAAAAGCACATGGAACTTGAAATTATCAGATTAAAAGATCAACTTGCATCTGAAAAAGCCAGGCTGAACCGTATCGCAAGGCAGATCAAAATAGAATATCAGGATTTTAAATCCGCAGAAGATATGGAAATGTCTATAGATTTGGGCGAGAATCTGCGGCTTCAGATGCAGGCCATTTTTGATATTTTTGAAAAAGAAGGAATCAAATTTGATTAAAGGAAGGAGAGAAAACATGAAATTAACAAAATTATTATCGTTGCTTATGTATAGCGTAGATATCGTTGAATATTACGATGAAAACATGAAATTCTGGTACAGCTTTCAGGTATCAGAAATTCCGGAAAACTGCAAAGACAGGTTCTCAAAATTCAATATATATGAAAAAGAGGGTAAACGGATTTTGGAGATCATTACAAAAGATTAAATCCCCTGATGAGTACCGGAGAATGCCGACGAAATGCCCGTAACAGGGCATCGGGATAGATAAGTTCCAATAAAAAACAGAAGGAGGACAACTAATGGTCAGTGAATATATCAAAAATATTATTGCAGAAAAACCGGTGGCAGACAGATATAAATATACCTTGCTGGATCGAATGGTCATGGATTGCCTGTATTACTTGGGTAATGGAAACAGAAACGCAAAATATCTCTGGTCCAAAGATGAGACAGAGCACATTGCAAATATGAAAGCATTGTGGAACAGTTTCCCGGAGGATGAAAAGCCGGAATGGCTCAGTATGGAATATATTGAGAGATTTGAAAAAGAGATGATTACAAATTAGAAGTCTCTTTTTGTTGGCATGGATAAGTAATAAAAAATAGAAGAAAAATGTTGAGGTATGACAATGAAAAATTTAATTGTAAAAGGCGAATACAATCCAGAAGTAAAAACAATGTACTATCATATTGATCCTGTAGCAGTTCACAAGTTGACAGCAACAACAGAAGAAAATAACAAAGCAACCTTAAAGGATTTTTATGCAGCCGTTGAATGGTTGTTAAGTCGTGGATATGATGAATATCACGAAGAATACAGTAATACCATAAATCCTGGGCAACAAAATATATTTATGGCTTTACGCTCTTATAGAGTATTAAAGAACGGTCACTATAAATCAGTGAAAATTTTTCAACGGGCTTTTGGAGGTTGTGTTATATCTGAATGTAATTTACAGAACGAAATAAGCAAATAAAACAATTATTTGAAGGGAGAAAAATAAAATGTATACATGGGAAGAACTTTTAACAATGATTCAGAGAGAAGGAAAAGAAAATATTCTTGATGAGCGTATATATAATAAACAGTGTAAATTGAAAAGAGACTTAACAGAATCAGAAGAATTTGAAATTGCTGTAAAGGTTCTTGGAATCAAATATTAGCACAATAGAAGGGATATTTAAAGGCAGATGGAAGACTAAACCGTCTGCCTTGCTTGTTATAATGCAGCCTGAAAGCATGATTAACTTTCAGATGGTCACAAGCCCATAATGCAGAGTGTAATAAGAAATCAATGAAGAAGTAGTTATTGATACATGGATAAAAAAGAAAGGTTAAATGGTGGAAATTATGTCAAATTACTATGATTACAGAGAAGTAAAGGTTATGATCGCTCACAAACTTATGTCCATGGAAGGTTGGAAAGTGTATGGATATACACCAGATGAAAGTGACAGCATGACAGATTATTGGAGTCCGGCACATTGGGACGGAGTAGCAGAGAAGAATGGCTATATTCTTTGTGTTAATGTGTTTGGGGAAGCAAAACCGCAGGAAATCAAAAAATATAACTATGATGGTTTTACTTATGATAGAAGTATTATGGATAAAATTAAAAAGCTGGAAGCTATGACTGTTGAGCGCGGAGCATCGGAAGCAGAAGCAGCAAGCGCAAAACTGTCTATTGAACGTTTACAGAAAAAAGCGGAAGAATCAGCGGAAAATGCAAGTAAATATATTGTTGTTGGTACAGTGCCTGGACATATGGCACACCCTCCTAAAATGAACTGGCACATTGAAAAAGATGGAATTATCATTGCAAAGGGTAACGGGATTTTAAAGTATTCCACTCTTTGGAAATATTACAGCTATGATCGTGATATGGAATGGTTAAATGAATATAAGAAAGATAAAAAAGCCTATGCAGAGAAAAATACACAAGATCTTTTGAGCCGTGGATATTATGACAATGAAGAAGATGCAAGAAAGAATACGGAAAGACATATTCAGGATTTAGAGGAAGATATCAAGCTGATAGATAAGTTTGAGGCTTTTATTAATAAAATTGATACTACTTGTGGCGGACTTCTCGGAGAAGGTGATGGAACGATTTATGAAAAGATCACTGTTACAGAGTACAAAAAAGAGAATAAAGTTATTGAGGATACAGTAGGAAGTATAAAAGAAGGTCAGTGTTTTATTCTGAAAAGCAATTTTAATTATGGATGCTATAAAGGTTTAGTTTATCGCATTCATGAAACAGAGAGGAACGGGCAAAAACATTTCCATGCTTATAAGCTGAATGGAAAGCTTACAAAAGAATGTACAGGAAATGCAAACCGAAATAATTACTGGTTTGTTGGGAATGGTGATTCTGAATGTCTTACAAAATGGATTGAAAAAGGTGCTATTGCGTGGTGTCATATCGAAGAAGTAAAGACACCATATGAAATGGAAAAAGTTGTTAAAAAGATTATCAAAGCAGAAAGAAAAAACACTACTGCATCTGACACAAAAGAAACGGAACAGACAGAGGAAACAGACGTAAATTCCTATACTTATGAAGTGTCAGAGGATACAGACACACGCACAGGAGAAAAAATTTTTCTTGTCAAGGTTGCGGAAAAGTTGAGCCGTGATGAGTATAAAGCCGTAAACAAATATATTAAATCTCTGGGCGGTTACTGGTCTCGCTTTAAGCATTCATTTTTGTTTAGAGATGATCCATCAGATAAATTAAATGTATCTGTGATGGAAAATGTAAAAGAAAATACATTTTCAGATGATCGGGAAAAAGAACCTGTTATTAGCTATACAATAACAGAGGACCAGCATACAAAAACAGGTGATAAAATTTGGGTTGTGAAACCTGAAAATAACTTGAGCAAAAAAGACTTTGCAGAAGTCCGGAAAAAGTTGGCGACATTACAGGGATTTTACAGTAGTTTCAAAAAAGGTTTTATCTTTAAATATGATCCAACAGAAAAGCTAAAATCTGCATAGAAGAGAGGAGACAGAAAATGTTACCAAAAGATTACTATCCCACGCCAGAGCATCTTATAAACAAGATGCTTTCTGGTGTCGATTTTAAAATGATAAAAAGTATCCTGGAACCATCCGCAGGTAAAGGAGATATTGCGGAAAAAATCAGAGAAAAAGAGAAAATATACAGTACAAATTATTGCAAATTTTCTTTTGACCTGGATTGTATAGAGATAGATCAGAATTTACGACACATCCTAAAAGGGAAAAATTTCCGTGTTGTATATGATGATTTTCTTACATATAACACAATGAAGGAGTATTCGCTAATTATTATGAATCCTCCGTTTTCTAATGGGTGTAAACATCTTTTAAAGGCTTTAGAGATGCAGGAGAGGAACGGAGGGGCTGTTGTATGTCTCCTGAATGCGGAAACATTAAAAAATCCATGTACCAATGATAGAGTGGACTTACAGAGGAAGCTTACAGAATACAATGCAAAAATAGAATTTATACAAGATTCTTTCCTGGATGCAGAACGGAAAACAGCGGTTGAAATTGCATTAATAAAGGTTCAGCTGCCAGAGGTGCAAAGAGAATCTTTTATTCTTGATGGACTGAGAAAAGCACGGGAAAGAAGAGAACCTGAAGAACCGGAAGCAACAACACAGTTAATTAATAGTGATTTCTTTAAAGCTATTGTTAATCAATATCAGTTGGAAGTGGAAGCCGGTATAAAACTTATAAAAGAATATTATGCCATGAGGCCTTTTATTTTATCAGAATTCGGAAAAGATAAAGAGACGGGTGAGACAATACAGACAGGTGGCTGCATTCTTTCTTTGGATATCGCAGGTAATTATGATAAATATCGTAGTAAATTATCTGTAAATGAATACATAAGAGAAGTCAGAGGAAAATACTGGAAAGCACTTTTTGAGAATCCAAGATTCATTGGACAACTTACGAACAATCTGCGACAGGATTTTTATAATAAAGTTGATGAAATGAAAGAGTACGATTTCTCGCTTTATAATATTTATCAGTTGAAAATTGACATGCAGAAAAAGGTTGTCAGCGGAATAGAAGACACGATTATTTCTTTATTTGATGAATTGAGTAATAAATATCATTACTACGATGAAACGTCGAAAAATATTCATTATTATAATGGATGGAAAACGAATAAAGCATGGATTATTAATAAGAAGGTGATTATTCCATTGTCTGGATATAACAGTGTATGGGGAAGATATGAACCTTCTAATTATCGTATTATAGAGAAATTAAAAGACATTGAGAAATGCTTTAATTATCTTGACGGAGGATTGACAGAGGCGGTTGATCTGGAAGAATCTTTAAAGTTTGCGGAGGAATATGGAGAAACAAAAAATATTCAGCTTAAGTATTTTACAGTAACTTTTTACAAAAAAGGAACTTGTCATATTACCTTTAATAATGATGAACTTTTGAAAAAATTTAATATTTTCGGAAGTCAGCACAAAGGATGGTTGCCTCCTTCTTATGGAAAGAAATCCTATAAGGATATGACTACAGAGGAAAAGGCCGTTATTAATGAATTTGAAGGCGAAAAAGAGTACAACAAAGTTATTTCTAACAAAGATTACTATTTATTTGATGGAAATAATTTGAATTTGTTGGAAGATAAAACGGCATAGAAAAAATGAAATTGTAATTTGAAAGGGGAACACATGAACACAATACCACGATACATGAAAGAGTATGCCAACGCACAACGGAAAAGCTATATGAATAATGAGTTAATGCAGAAAAAGTATAAAGATGCAGCCGTGGAAATTATAGAACGTATTTTGAAAAATACAGAACACGGATCAATTACAATTAATGAAGGAATGAAAGCATTGTGTGATCCGCTTGATGGAATAGTTTTGTAGGCAGTTAGAACGGCTATGGAGAATATAAGTCTATAGCCGTTTTGTAATACCTGGAAATTTGATAACTAAAAAAGGAGAGAAATGAAGGCTTATATTATTATTACACATACAGGGCAGGAAATTATTGACAGTACACCAGAAGCACAGGATCGGATTGCTGCTATGGAATATCGTGAAAAACAATATGAAAGAGGGCAGAGGTTATTAGCAGAGCGTAATCGTAAATTCGCCAGGAATCCATTATGGAGATTAGCGTCATTTTGTGGAATGGTATAAGGCAAGATAGAAAATAATTGTCGAAGCAGAGAGCAAAAGATCATGCTAATCACCTGCCGGATATTTGTATCTGAAAAAGGAGTAAATATGATATATACTATAAAAATGGAAGTAAAAACAAAAAATACAAGTAATATATGCTTCTCAAAAGTAGATTCAAATACGAGTACAGAAGCTGAGAGGATTTTTTTAATGACGGAAAAAAGAAAAGCCTTTCAGTGCGGATATAAAGTAAAAGAATATGAACATGGATTTTCGTATGAAGACCCGTTTCAGGTTTATGATGTATTGGTATTGGATGTATATTAGAAAAGTAAAAAATAGGATGACAAAACAGAATTGATTGGAGAAAAATAAAATGAATAAAATTGAATATAAAAAATGTGAAAAACTTATGGATGATGCTATAAGAAAAGCGAATGATTTCTATGATGACTATAAAGCGTATGAGCGATTGAACAAAGAGGGAAAAGAAACTGATGCAAAATGCAAGTTGAGATTAGCCGATCAAGAAATTGGATATGCGGAAGGAATCAACCAGGCGCTTGCTATACTTGGTTTTAAACATGACAGAATGAAAGAACTGTCAGACTTACTATAAGGAGAATGTATAAGTTTATGAGAGAAAAATTTAATGATATTTTAAAAATCATGGTATTTATGGAGAAAACATAGAGGAAATTTTATATGCGGTATCTGACATATTTGAATTTGTAGCAAAAGAAACAAAGAAAAGCAAACCATACGCAACAAATTCTATAGATTGTCTTGAAACAGCAGCTTACGAAGTTAATGATTTATCAAACTGTTTATAACAATAAATCGAAAATTAAATATCATTTTACAAATAGAAAGAGAGGAAAAATAATGTATATCATAAGTGCAAAATATAAATATAAATTCCAAGAAGAATATGAATGGGGATACGTTGGTCACGATAATCACTCAGGATCAATTAGTACTGGATATCCATGTTGGGATTCGGAAAATTATGCAAAAAAATTCGAAACTGTAGAGGAAGCGAAAAAGTGGTGGGCTAAAAACAATCAATATTTATTGTGTGAAAATTATGAAATTCTTTTGGATACTATTGCAATTCGAAAGAAAATTTATAAAACAATAGAAAAATTGAGTTAAATCGTGTATTTCATTGGAGGGATAGAAATGTTAAGACATAAAGAAGAAAGAAAAGACGAAATATTTGTTGGAAATGAATCTACTATTATTTTTGAAAATCAAAAGCGGTTGTTTCAGTTGAACAATATAAATTATCGTTTTGGTAATGTTGCTTATGATATATATGGAAAAATAATCAAGGGAAGTGCAACAAAACCGCTTTTTATAAAAAGAGACAGTTATAAAACATATGATAAATTAATGAGAAAATTATCAGGCTTTACAACGAATGTTGAGGGGATTTTATTATCATAACCGGCAATGAGACTACTGTTTGATAGGACATTATCAAGACCTTGGATAAGTTTAAATGAGTCGTGACCGATGGCAAAGAATAATAATATCCTCATGCCCATCCGGTTATAAAGGTGTCGGGATAACGCCACGATAAACCTATCATATAAGATTATTTAAAGCCTTAAATCAGCGCATATGCAAATATGTATGTGCGCTGCATTAAGTCCTTAAATAAAGGCAAATAAACAATATAGAAAGAGAAGTAATAAGCAAGTGACAAGTGGAAATGTTGCTTGCTTTTATTATTTGGAAAATGGAGGAAATCATAATGCAGAACACAAAAATATTAGAAATGATTAATAATGGCCAGATTGAGGAATTAAAAACAATGATTCAGGAAGAAATATTCATAGATGGATTAAAAAGCAAACCAGGAGCAAAACAACGGTATGCAGCCATGAAGAAATATTTTTCTTATGTAAATAACAATAGAAACAAAGCACTTGAAAGACCATGTGTAATTGATTTTGATGGAGAAAAATATACATCTTTTATTAACGGGTATTCAATAGCATTAACAACGGAAACAAGCGGAGAAATGAAACTCTTTGAGGAACCGGACAAATATTTAAAGGTGGAAAAGATGATTGTATTTGATGGTGAAGAGAAAGAAATTGATTTTAATGTAATAATAGCTGAAGCAAAAAGTAAGGGTTATAAGCTGAAAAAATCAGAAGTAGAACAGAATGGGGATTTTAAATATGTTTTTCATTATGATAACGCATATTTTAAAATTGGATTGTTAGATTCTACATATAGTATTATCAATGATGGAGAAAAGGCTACAGTTTGGCACCCGGGAAATAATAAAAGAGTTTCTCCAATTACTATTAAAAACAGCTTGGGCGTATGCGTTATCCTTCCTTTTAATTATGAAGAAGAGAAACATAATGTCACTGTTATAGAAGTTGCTTAAAAGACTATGAAAAAATTGTTTGTTTGGAGGTAAAAAAAGAATATGAGATATATTAGCCATTATGAAGAATATCCGATTTATGAACCGGCAGAGGGTGGATATTATTATCCGGGCAATCAGCTTATGAGCAGTGAACGGAAATCAAAGCGTGCTTGTAAGCAAGCACTATTTGAAATATGGGAACAATGCCAAAGGGATAATATAGAGCGTGGGTTTAGAGAAGATAATAGGAACGAATGGGATCAGATCATTAGTAACACACATGAATATCCTTGGTTTATCAATAAAGAACACAACTTCATTTATAAAAATAGTTACTATATAGGAGAAGGAGAAAGCTATATTATTGAAAGGAAACAGGGCAGTCAAGAAGCCGGCAGACAGCCATATTGTTGATATAGAAGGCATTAGCGGAAATATTCGTTAGTGCCTTTTATAGTGGCTATAAATACAAAATAAATGTATAAATAGAGAGTGAAAGGGTAGGTTTTATTATGGAAAACAAAACATTATTAGAGAGATTTACAGAGATTGCAAACAGTAGAAAAGCGGAGATTGTCGAACTGCAACACATGTATTTATTGAAACAGATTGAAAATGAAGTAGTTCAGGAACGTTTTAAAGAAGTATATAACAAAATCTTGGCAGAAAATCCTTTTTATTCTGATCGTGACTGTGAACGGAGCAGAAGCGGAAATAAAATTTCTAAAGGCGATAGGATTTTTTCGAGTGATGATCAGTGGTGTATGAATACAAAAGATTATGATAGATTCTTGGAAATTTGCAGAAAAGAAAATTTTGCTGCCGGTCTTACATATGAAGATGGAAGATATACAGAGGAAACAAATACTGAAAATCAGTTAAAAGATATTAGAGAAAAGCTGATTCGTTTGTCAGTGGAAATTTTACCAGATGATTTTCCTAATAGGAAGTTGTTAGAAGATGCTATTGAATATAAAGGACATAATTCATATAAGACAAGAGAAACACTTTTTGAATTGGTTATGAAACTAAGATAGGGGATAGGAGAATATGATAGTTATAGAACGGGCGGTAATGCCAAATGGAACCGAAATTCAACTAGAGGATTGGAGTGACAAAAACACAAAAGAATATCCTGATTTATATGGATTGACAATAGGTGCATATCCGGTAGCAAAGAACACTGGAAAATATAGATGGATTGAAAGCGGAGACACCTTCAGACTTAGCATTCATATGAATCAGTATACTGGATATACAAACGATAGTGTAAAAGCGGATTTTGAAGCGTTAAAGAGTGGTGAGAAGTCGCTGGAAGATTTAGCGGATCACTTTTGGAATGGCGAAAAAGATATGTGGTTACTTGGAATGAATGTTGAGTATAAAGGATGGTGAAAATATGAAACGAAAAACACACAACAATGTTGTGAAAGCGACCAAAATGATTCAGAAGAAAGGTTATAGCCTTGAAGAAGCTAATGAGATGGCTATTAGACTTTTTGATGAGCATACAAAGGATATGAATAGTATTGAGTTTTACATTGATAAGATTCTGGATAAAGAAACTTGGAAAAAAGAAAACAATATTATGTAAGCAGTTGAAACAATGGTTTCATGGAAGGAGAAATAATAGTTATGGATAAGAAAATAAATTTTACTCAGGAAGAATTGCAATTACTCTATGCAGCTTGTATGAGCTATGGTGATAAGTTGTCAGAAGTAATAAAAAGTATTCCCAATGAAGAAACTGATAAATTATCGAATAGAGCAAAAGAAAGTTGGAACATTGCAAGGAAAGTTACAGAGTATATGGATGAGAGTAATTATAGGGAAGAAGTGGAAATATGTCCGCATTGTATGGGAGAAAATATTATTAAGTGGAATGTTAAGAGGGATGGATACGAAATTGTGTGCCAACATTGTGGGGAAAAGATTATGTTATGTGATGCTTGTATACATTCAGATGATAATAAACATCAAAAATGTGATTGGTGTGAAGGTGGTGGTTGTTTCAGAAAACGGAAATAGAATAATGATTTTAAGTGGAAATTGGAGGATTTATCATGGAAAATATTAAAGAATTAATAAGAGAGTATTGCGATGGCGAGGGATTAGATTTCAGAGAGGATTATTCAGGAAGAGGAATGTACGGTAAAAGTTGTGTTGCTATTACTTGTGACAATCCATTATATACTGTATGTGAGTTATTTGCATATATTGTTGATAGCGATGATGATCTGGATGGCTATGATGTACAGTGTGCTTTAGGAGAGCCAAAACAAGATAGTATGGGAATGAGCAGTATATTATATTTCCCTAGACTTAAAACAGAATAAAACCAATGAAACACAATTTGATCAGAATCGGAGGGAAAATATCATGGCGCAATATGGAATAAGCGTAAGAGAAATTTTAAAGAGAACTGTTATTGTGGAAGCGGAAAATCTTGAGGAAGCCATTCAGAAGGTAGAGGATGCTTATGAGAGGGAGAAAATTGTATTGGATGTAGATGATTATGATGAAACGGAAATTGAACCTTCTCCGTACTTTGGTGATGGCTCTGGAGAAGTGCCTGAAGGGGAAGACGTTAGTTCCTATTGGCATATCTGAGAAGATGAATAAAAACTTAGATTCAGGATTTTATGGAGGTGGATATGAAAAAATATTATTACAATGCAGAAGGGAAAAGTAAACAAGAGATCAAGGATGAATTTGTTCATGTTTGCAAAGTTGGAACATCACGAGATTGCAGAATTGTTGTTGAGGAGGCAAAAAGACATGAAATTTCATATGAAGAACTTTGTGAATATAAAAGGAATATAGACAAATAGAATCGGAATTTTATCGAAAGGAAAGAAAGGAAAGGTAAAAATTATGAAAGAAACATTGGAATTTTTAAAGAGAGATAGGAAAGTTAATCAGACATTTATGGACAAGCTGGTAAAAGTTGGTCTTGAAGTCAGTTATGGTACATATTCATATTGGGATAATCAGGAGTATGTACAGATTGGAAGAGAAAGAGTTTGGCTTGTAGAAACGGAATATACTAATCATGGTAATAGTTTTGGTGTCGTATGGAGATACCAGAATGATGTAATTAAGGAAATTATTCAGACTATCAATGAACAGAAGAAATCAGCTGAAGAAGCGGATGAACTTGTAAATAGCTTTTTTGAAAAATTGAGCAGGTGATAAAATGACAAAGGAGAATAAACGAATTGCAATTTATATCAGAGTCAGTACCTTAGACCAAGCAAGAGAAGGTTATTCTCTTGAGGCACAGGAAAAAACGCTCAGAAAATGGTGTGATGATCGGAAATATGAAGTATTTGATTTATATGCTGATAAAGGTATTTCTGGAAAAGATATTGAACACCGTCCTGATATGAATAGACTTCTTGAAGATGCAAAGGTAGGGAAATTTGATATAGTTTTATTTTGGGCATTGAGTAGATTTACAAGAAGTGTGTCGGATTTATATTCCACAATGGAGAAATTTCAAAAATGGAATGTTGATATGGTGTCTTATACAGAAGCATTTGATACTTCTACACCGATGGGGAGGGCTATGATTGGCATTGTAGGAGTATTTGCACAGCTTGAAAGAGAATTAACAAGCGAGCGTGTAAGTGCTGCTATGGCTGAAAGAGCTTCACAAGGGAAACGGACATGTTCAGAAATTCTTGGATATGATTTAGATGGAAAGGATTCATTTAAAATTAACGAGAAGGAAGCTGAATATGTCCGATTTTGCTTTGAGGAATATCTTTTGAGAAAGAATTTATCAGAGGTTGCTTGCGAAGCAAATAAGCGTGGATTTAGAGGCAAGAGAGGAAAGGTACCTACAGCATGGTCAATTCAGAAAATTCTTACAAGGACACAATATTGTGGATTTAATACATTTCTGGGAGAAATATATAAAGGAAATTATGAATCCATTGTTGATGTAGAAACCTTTAATAAAGTATCTACATTATTAAAGCGACAAGGAAAAATAACAGGAAGAAAACGAATAGAGCCTTTAGCTAAGATAGGCAGTTGAAACTCGTATTTTGTGGCAGAATTGGAGGGAATATGTTAAAAATCGGGGACACAGTAAAAGTAATTGGTAAAACATTAGATGGAAGTGGTGAAGAAAAAGAACTTATTCCTATTGGAACAATTTGTTG